TTTCGTCACTCTCTTTCACATATTGTGAAAACAGTGACATGAAATTCAACAGAGCATCGGCTAATTCATCACCTACTTCGTCTGAACCTTCATCTTCTGGTCTTTCGTCTTCTTCCATTGGGTCAGCCTCAGTTTCGCTTCCATGCCCGTGAAAGAGTATGTTTGAAGCATGTCTATTATACCACCAATCTTCATCCCAGACAAGACCATCTCGTTGATATCTTTGTGCTTGATGCATGAAGGAAGAATTGCAACTCGTCTTCCCTGATCTATCAGTTTCTCCATCGCATTCACAACATTGCTGTTTCTGGGCTCGTTGTCCAGAACAAATATCAACTCTTTGTCCTTCAGGGATGAAGGTACTTTATCTATGGTCGATAATCCGGTGGAGGCAACGCAATTTGGCAAAAAAAGAGAGTCAATCGGACCTTCGACTACAAATACAACAGGTCCAAGATTTCTCCAAAGACCATACCATTTGTCACAATCCTCTTCTCCACGGACAGTTATGTAACGGCATTCGCTGTCTTTATCAAAAGATCTTCCCTGTGCCGAAATGATATTTCCCTCAGAGTCATAGAAAGGTATGACAAATCTCGGTTCCTTTTTCAGTTTGATGTCTGGGTCTATCGTTTTTCCGAACTGAGAGAAATTTTCTGCATACAGAAGCTCATTCCATTTATCTTCTGGAATCATTCTTTTAGTTGCAAACTGAACTGCTTCATGGGACGTTGGAAGATCTGACAGTCTGGGAAGGACAGATTCCTGAGAAACTGTCCTTTTAGGGAGGACAGTTTTTGGCGGAATGATCACAGGACCAGTTCGACCCACATGAGCGTTCTTTTCCTTCCATTGTTCATATGAATATTCCTTATGAACATTTGCATCCATGTCCTTCAGAAAGAAACTGAAGGATTTGGACGCACCACAATTGTGGCAGAAGTAATACCACTCACCCTTCTTCAGAATGAAAAATCCTCTTGCCTTAGTCTTCTTTTTGGAGGAATCTCCACAAAGCGGACAGGAACAATTGTAAAGACCAGCTTTCTTTCTTTTAAAGTTCTTCAACCGGCATGAGATGATATTGATATATTTCTCGTCAATCCATGTCATATCTTCCAATCCTCGACCTTCTTGCGGGAGAACTTGTCATCAGCGGTTCGCATGTCGAACCCCTTACCATAGTTCTTCTCTTCGGTCTGATTGGCTTTGAGGATTCCAGATTGTGCCGTATTCGGGGCATCCTTGAACTTCATCATGGACCGATCGAGAGACAGAATGAACTTTCGGTTTGCCATACCGTCATTGTATCGATTCTTAAGCTGCTTTACAAGAATCTGCTTCACTTCTTCTAACTCTTCGGTGCTGATAAGAGCAAACATGAAGTCTGCCGTCATAGGCAATCCAAAGCTGTCCGAGGTTTCGGACATGTCAATGTCTTGGTTCCCGAAACCCTCACGGTTCGTCTGAGTGGCTGTCCATAAAGGAAGACCGTATTCCACAGCCAACCCACGCAGCTCTTCTGCGATGGATTTAACGTACATGTAGGTGTTCACGCCACCGCCCATCTTGAACCGAGAGCTCGCACAGATGTTCAGATAGTCCACAAACAAAACATCTGGGACGAACTTCTTCTTAAGTCGAAGTTCCTCAAGCAAAGCCCTGAAGTGATTGACGGTTGCGGTCGCGGTCGGATATTCTTTGATGATTAATTTACCCTTGACATTATCTCGGATTGAATCCATCTTCTTGTCATATAACTGCTTGGGAATCTGCTTGAGATTGTCCATGGAGACATTCATCAAATTAGCGTCGATGCGTTCCGCGATGCGTTCTTCAGCCATCTCGCAAGTGATATAAAGGACATTGAGATTCTGGCTGAGGCAATTGGCAGCATGATGGCAGAGGAACATGGATTTACCCACGCCTGTCGGGGCTATAACCACGTTCAAAGTCTTGGTGGGCGTACCGCCCGCCGTGATGGTGTTCATCATTTCAAGATCAAACGGGATTCGCTTTTCCTTGGTATGATAAAATTCAAATCTAGTCTCAGCATCGTCAATGTAATCATGACCAATGTGAGTATCAAAAGATACAGCCAGAGCGTTTGATAGTATTTGCGGAATTGCACCTTTAGTTTGTGTTTTGGATTTGCCATCGATGATATGAATTGATTCTAGAACGGCGTTATAAAGTGCGCGGTCCTTGCAGAATTTTTCAGTCTCATCGACAAGCCACTTGTCATCCATGACTTCGTGCTTGTCAAACACCTTGTTCACCAGTTCGAGTGATTTTTCCAAGGTGCTTTCGTCTAGATCAGTTCTGTCTCCTAGAATGATTTGTACTGCCGCCTTTGTTGGCAGAGAGTTATATTTATTGGTATAGTCAGAAAAGATGGAGAACATGATTTTGTTCTCCCTATCAGAGAAATAGTCCTCCTTTAGGAAAGGGAGGACTTTTCTGACATACTTCTCGTTATGTGAAAGCTGTTGGAGTATTGTAGTTTCTATCATAGCTTCATTATACCAGAAGTCAATCTGAAATCAAGTCATCCATCAGCAAAGGATAGTCCGTACAAATTCCTTTTATTTTTGTCTCTGAAATTTTTATGCTCTTATCAAATATAACGGTGATTCCATCTTTGACATAAATTCCGGGATAGCACCAAGGAATTCCTTTGCTGGTCAATGTCATCTTGTCTTTTTCATGCCAAAAACAATGCATGTTTATTTTCAAAAGCATTTGCATTGCTTCTAGATTTTTGGCGTGACACCATAAGTATTTTTTTCTTTTCTTTAACCATTTTTCAGATACTTCATAATCTGGTGTATCGTGTCCCAGATACCATTTATCATTGAAATACCATACATCTATTTCCACATCGTATCCGAGATCATGAACTCTTTCTATCTGGTACGGTGTGTTTTCGGTTTCAATGACCCTACCGTCCAAATTTCCTCTATGGGAGATTACTTTCATGTTAGCCTCAATCGTGTATTTCGACTTCCGGAATCATGACTAGTATTTTGCCTTTATAATTCGGTCTTAAGGAATCTATGATGTAGTCCTTAAAATTATGAGCCAATATCAACAAGTTTTCTGGTTGATCTTTGTACAAAAACTCCCTGTCCATTATTTTCAATCCTGTGCCGGGAACATATTTTCCTTGCTTTTCTTTTGTATCATCGACTACATACGAAAATCTATTGTTCATATTTAAACTATTAAGGTACACGCAACCTTTTGCAGCAGCACCAAAACATGCAATTTTTCCCCTAATAGAGTTTAGTAAAATTTGATCTGATATTATTTTTAATTTGATGCCATTCCCCCATGAGGAAAAATCAAACTTTTTTTCTTCTTCGACGTATCTTTTTTCAACATCCGGCGTTCCAAAGTGTTTATTTGTCATCATCATTCTTAGACTGCCGCCATGAATGTTTTGTTTAGTTATTGACATAACTCCAAGCCCATAATCCGAAAATAGTTTCATGAGAGGAGTGACCAGCCAATAATAAACATGTTCATGATAAATTTGATCGAATTGTTGCGTTTTTGCTGTCGTGAGGAAATAAGGAAATTCGAGTATCCATATTCCATCCAAATGTTTCCTTATTCCATCCAAAAATTTATGAACATTTGGATTGTGTTGGAAAACATTTGTCGAAACTATGACATCCGCTTTTCCCACATCAACATCTCCCCAATAATTGTTATAGTATTTTATTCCACTGCTTTCGTTGGCCTCTCTGAATGATTCGCTTGCGTCCACGTTCACAAGTTCCAGATCATGTTTTGCTTGTGATTTGAATGCTCTTAGCAAAGCCCCATCATTTCCTCCAATATCGATTATTCTTTTTGGATTGAATCTGTCCACTTCATACCACATTTTCTTGCAGTGATGAATATATGGTGTATTGACAGATGAGCGATACAGGTATTGACTAAACATTTCTGATGAGTCAATTTCAGTATCGAGCTTCATAATCATGTTTTCATCTTGAAATACTCTCAGAGGATATCTTTTGGCATTCAGTGCTTCTTCTTTTGTGTTGCAAAGATTGTTAACTAGTGGTATATTTCCAAGATCAATTATTTTATTCATATGTTTCTCTTATTATTCTTGAACTTTTGCTTTATTATACCATAAATCAATATCAGGATCAAGCTCTGGGTCAGGATTCCAATCACTTTTTGGTTTTTCTTTCAGCAATTTTACGACAGAATGTGGGTTTAACTTGTAATTCCATTTTTGGTTGCATCTCAGCGCCCACTCTATGTCTTCACCCATTCCCCATGCTCTTTGTATATCTTGTGGATTCTTTGCCATAAAAGATCTTTTTCCACACCAATAAGTTCCACTTATATACATTTCTTTTGTCTTGGTAGAATCAGAATAAGAAATAAAATTGATGGGTCTTTGCATCGTGATCCAATCTCTATATCTTAATCCATTTGACATTCTTATTGGATTCATGCAAACATCCCATTCATAGCCAAACTTTTCAAATCCATCATACCACCCCTCACACAATCCAACATATTCATGCATCATGCAAACATTCTCATACTCCGCATTTTGTGCGAGAATGTTTTTTTTCATTGTTATCCAGCCTTTAACAAGAGATTCGTCAAAGATTATACTTTTTACCTCTGACTTAATTTTATTCAGATTTTCGTTTCTGGGACCGATTACGAGGATTTCGTGTTCGTCTATGTTTTGTTGATTTTTTATTGATTTTATAACAGATGAAAGATATTCCCCACCAAGATAGGTTATTGCGAATGTCCATTTCATGGATATATCTCTTTGATTATTTCTTCCATGCTAATATCATTTTCATCAAATTTCACTTCATTGAGGGAATATTCTGCTATTTCTCTTATCTTCGATATTTCGGGTGTTTCTCTTGAGAGGTTATTAGAAACTGATAGGCCATGTATTCTATGAAAGAATGCTGAATTTATATCCTTTTTTCCTTTGAGTTTATGGCAAAAAATATAATGTAAGCCTTCATAAACAGGAGCAGATCTGTCAAGATACTCTAATATTCCACAGGAAAGAAACTTGTCTTTTTTGAGTATTGTTGAGTGAGAAAATGCATACGTCTGTCCTTGTCTAATAGTATCTCTGTTCAATTCCGTTCTTGCAGCCAAGTCCCCCGATAATATTCTACTTTGATCATCTATTGCATGAACTCTGGACCAAGAAAGCTCCAAACTTTCTTGTTTCATGAGATCCAATTGGCTTTGAACCTTGTTTGGCGACCACATGTCATCATAATGACAAAATGCAACATATTCAGAATCACACTTCTCCCATTCTTGTATTATTTTTTTCCAAATAGACCCTCTTCTGAAAAATGAATAAGAATCGTGCCAGCTTATCCTATGTCCGGTGGATAAGAGATAAGATTTTACCTCTTCAGATACATTATCATCACATGCAAAAACAATGTTGTATGAATATGATGTTTTTTGATTGTTCAGAGAATCAACACACATTTTCAAAAGACTCATGTTAGGAGTTCCGGGTGTCGAGACTCCTAGCGGTATTACTATTGTCAAATCGCTCATGAGAACATTGCTTTCCAATTAGGACCATACTTTTCTGACATGACGAATTCCATTTCTACCCATGCTTCTCTGTCCAGATTGGAGTATGTTTCATCTCCGACATTTTGTCGATAAGTGTATTGTCCATGGTGATCAATAACAACATCATCGCACATCCAGATTTCTCTACCAAGCCTGTGAAGGCTTGTGTAGAAGTCCTTACCCGAGCCATAGCATCTGCTAAGTCTAGGATCCTGACCGCCTACGAGGTTCCAATCGCTCTTCCTGACCAATATGGGAGAAGTGTCATCCATGTTTATCATATCATATCGATTAGGCATGACTCTTCTGTACTTTGCTGGATTATTGGGATTGTGTACAGTGAATCTGTCCCCGATGTAAACTGGAGTTGCTGCTTGATTTAACGCTGGATGGACAACAGCTATATTTGGATTTGCTTCCATATGAAGAACCATGTCATAAAGGATATCAGGAGACTCCCTAAAATCCATGTCGTTATGCATGTAAAAAACATATTTTACATCGTCCATTCTGTTGAAATAATGGGCAGCAAGAAGAATTGCTCCCATGGTTCTTCCGTTCACTATACTTTTTATTGTAGTGTATTTTGATGGAGGTGCTTTATCTGATGCATTATCCAAAACACAAATGTGATAATTTGTTTTGTCTAAATTCTTAATAAGCTTTTCATAAACTTTATCTGTCTCTGTCGGTAGATTATAATTTAACAGAGCTATTCCAACTTTTGGTGTCATAATATTTCCTTTAGCAGTATTTGTCATTTGGTACAGAAGGTGTCTTGATTACCAATACTTTTGCGTCTTCAAGACATTCAAATTCATTTTCTACATTCGGTTCTATTTTCACTATGTCGCCCGGAACAAAAATTTGATTCAACATTTTTACTTTTCCGGTGATGACTATTGTGTATTCTGTTGCTATTTTGTGGTGATGCTTTTCCTCGCGAATACCTTTCGTGTATTCTTTCAGACCAATTTCCACTTCTTTACTTTTGAATAAAGCAGGATCAAAGTCACCGACGAGCCAACCCTTTTTATATTCTTGTAGTTTCATCTTTTGAGATATGCATTTAAATCTTCAGGAGTTCCTATTCCCCACATCTCATCAACATAAAAAGGAATCAGTGTTTTTCCATCTGAAATGTATTCATTATATACGGGAGCAACATAAAATTCATTATTTACTCTTACGTTTTTTGATATCATTTGCTCTGTATATTTAACAAATTCAGATCCTTTTCTGTACCAGTATATCCCGCATGTCGCAATATTTGAAATAGGATTTTTTTCTTGAAGTTCAGTGATGATTCCTCTTGAGTTCACTTTGACAAACGACCATTTTGGGTGCAGGGCATTGAAACTGAAAATTATTCCATCCACTGATGTAAGTGATTTCAAAAGTTTGAAATTTTCACTAGAATAATTCACGATCTGATCTGAATTCGCAATCAGAAGTTCTTCGTCGTTGTTTATTAAATGTTTTGCAAGAAGCACTGTGCATGCTGCTCCTTCAGTCAGTCCATCAACTTCCACAATTTCACACTTACCGTTTGTTATTCTCTCTAGCGTTGTTTTCAATCCAGAGTATTTCTTCAAGTGTTCTTTTCTGACCATGAAAATATAGGTAGCGTCGAAATCTAGATTTTCGACCACAGCCTGAATCATTGGTTTTCCTTCTACGTCAATCAGCGGCTTTGGAAAAGTATAGTTTTCTTTTGCAAATCTACTACCCTCTCCAGCCATTGGAATCAATATTTTCATTCTTTGTTCCTTAAACTATGATGAACATACACATCATCTTGTCTGTTGATGCAGCCCAATAAAATATATCCTCTATCTGAAAGATATTTTCTACTTTCGATTGCTCTATTTTTTCCATTTTCTCGATATTCATCGACTTCAAAAGTTATTACATTAAAATTATATTCATCGAATGGGATCTTGTACAAGCATTCAAGAGTAAGATCTGGCGGTTCCAAATCTAACGACAAATAATCAATTGTAGTCGGCATGTCGTTTTCTTTGAATAATCTCGAATAGTCGATCTTCAATGCATCATCTATTACCAATTTTGTCTGAGGTCTGTGTGACTTCCATGTCTGTCCCTCATTATCGACATATTCTTGTATATCAACTGCAATACCTCTCCAATTGAAAGTTGCTTCAAAAAGGAATGTATTGCTTATTACAATTGGTCTTGCGCAACCGATATCAACAAAGGTCCCGTCATATTTTGGACCCAATATGTCATAAACTGCTCTATCTTGACCTATTTCTGATTTAAAATTTAAAGTGCGAATGTAATTATTCATCACAGGAACGTTCATAATTAATACCTTTCAAAAAATCCTCAAAAGTATTTATGTCTACATCTTGTGTTTTCTCGACTACAAGAAGATGTTTTGCCAATGAATGCATGACTGCCAAAATTCCTTTTTCGGAATCTTCAACGCACAATACTGTTTTTGGATCTACCCCTAGTTTTTTTATAGCCAGATTATAACAATCTGGATGTGGTTTGTTTTTTTCCACATCTTCGTTAGTCACAAGAATATCCATGAACTCCAGTTGCCCAGTGCGAGCAAGCATTTCTTCTGCTGTTTCTCTTATAGAATTTGTCACACATCCTATTTTTATGCCTTGCTCTTCAAGCCAAGAATGAAGTTCTATTTTTTCTTTCATTTCTTTCGCATTTTCTCGTATTGTCTCCAAAGTGAAGTCTTGTTTTAATCTGTTTATGGTATTTGCCTTGTCTCCAGTTATTCCTAGCATCTCAAGTTTAACATGTGTTGGAAGTCCATTGAACTTTTCTAAGTGGTCCTCTCTTTTTATTGGAGCATATCCTGCTTTTTTTAAGGCTTTATTCAAGGCTTCATAGTGCCAATCACAGGCATCCACAAGAACTCCGTCTAGATCAAACAGTATTGCTTTTATTTTATTCATACTTTTTCCAATAAACTGCAGATGCTCCTGCCTCTGGTATAAAATTCATTTTTACATTCAAATTATTGGTATAGATGTAGTCGTGGACTGCTTGCGCACAATTTTTTAAAGCATAATCATCAATTATACAATATCCACCTAAAGATAGTTTTGGGTATAGATTAGTAAAAGCATCCATGGTCGAAGAATACATGTCCCCATCTAATCTGATAATACTAAATTTTTGATCTTTACTTAAAGTTGGGAGAGTATCTTTGAACCATCCTTTTAGAAATATAACATTATTATCTAAGCAATTATACTTTTTAAAATTATCTTTTACTTCATCTAGAGATATTCTAAGTTCATCATGTATATGGTGTATGTCTCCAGCATCTTGCGGATACCTGTCTAACTCTGGTTTTGGTAAGCCTTCAAATGAATCTGCAACAAAAACTTTTCTATTTTCATTCAAAGAATCGAATAATTTTTTTGCATATATGCACGCCCCTCCTCCCCATACACCAGTCTCAATGAAATCGCCGGGAATTTTATTTTGAACCACATCGTCTATTAAAAATTCTATATTTTCAAGACAAGTATAACCGATCATTGTCTCTGCATCTTTTTTGGAAGGCCATGTAGATCTTTTTGGTATTGGTGCAGAAAGTATCATTATGTTTTCTTCTGATGTTGTTTTTCCATTAAGATACTTTTCTTTTAATTCTCCAGTTACAGATCCGTGTATTAGATTTTTTATAATTTGTCTATTCATGTTATTTCCTTTTTTATTTTAATTTAAATCCATCATTCATGCTTAACCACAAATAAAGAGCTTCTTTCGATACGTCGGAGGGAATTTCATCATATAAAAGACTCATCCAATCATTTCCATATTTTTGAATAAATCCCTCATGCATATTTTTTCTGGCAAGTTGTATGAATTGAGAACCATCCATGCTCTGTTTAGTCTTTTCTTTATTTTTATATGAGGTAAACGGAGAATGAAAAACTCCAACTTTGTCCGTGATATATGTTCTAAATCCATTTTTATAGAATTGATATGGCATATCATAGTCCAGCCCCCATCCATAAAAAAATCTATTGTCGAGAAGATCGGGTCCACATGTTTTCCATGCCTTTGCAGAAATCATGGGGCAGATTATTTCAGAAAAACTTTCTTTTCTGGTTTCATTTTCGGTTAATTTCCCGAGCCTGACATGTGGTGGGTATATGTTAGATTGATAAGGATGAATTTGGCCACAATCTGGCAATGATTGCATTTCCTCATACAGTACGGATACCATGTCTTTTTCATCAATAAATTTTGCATCATTCACAAAAAGCATGTATGCATCATATTCTTTATGTCCAGAATATCGATTTACGGAGTCTGCATATAACTTAAGGAGATTGAATCCTCTGGTCATTCTACATTTATCTTTTGTCCATAGAGTAGCATATTTTGAACAATTGTCTTTTTCTGATCCCGTTTCTATAACATGAAGATCATAATTGACGTTCTTTGTGTGTGATACTATATCGTCACACAAGGAATCCGTTAGTTCTGGGTAATTATGACTTACCACTAATATGCAAATCTTATCACTCATATAATTTCCTGCAATATTCAATTTCTTTGTCGGAATCTATATTTGCTCTCCTTTGTGCTTGATTTTTGTGCATTCTATTGCAGACAAGAGGCTCTGTTATTATTTCCGGGTTTCCGTACTTGATATAAAGTCTCTTATACATCTCACAATCAAGCAAAAGAAACAAGGACTCGTCAAAATATTCCTTGTTTCTAAGTGTCAATGCGGTGGGTGAGCTTATTGTGTTTTTTCCGAGATGAATCTGGTCATGATACTTCGGGATCAAGTAATCATAAAAATGATGAATATTATCATTGCAATGAACAGTTGCATTCAAGATCCATCTTGATTCCGTCTTGTTCACTGTATCTTTAATTTTTGCCAATGCTTCTGTATCGATGAAAAAATCATCACAACACATTATTTTTATAGCATCTCCCTCACAATGTTTTATTGCATTGTTGAAGTTTTGTGCCATTTTATTAATGGTAGACGCTGAATAATATTTAATTGGAAATGATTGGGAATATACGTCTGCTATTTGTTTTATTTTGTCATCTTTACTTTGATCGCTTATGATGACTTCCCAATTATCATAAGTTTGCGAAGTAATACTGTTCAGCAGATGGGAAAGATACAACCATCCCTGTCCATGATATTCATAAGTCGGTATGGCAATAGAAATTTTCATAAGGTAAAGTTCACTTTATAATGAATAAAATCATCGTCACTCTTATTTATGACTTCATAATCAAGAGTTGTCAGCCCATCATTATCCATGGAGTTTATATCATTATAGGTTTTTCGATACATCGATCTATTATTTTCTATCATATCATTTGTTACATGTTCGTATGTATGATACAAACAGGTGTATCTTCCTTCTCTTCTTTTAGGATTCAATCCTTTTTTTACGCATCTTAAAAACAAATCATCATCTTCTGCAGCGTAACCGGGATATAGATTTGAAAATCCATTAATTTTTGTAAAATGATCATTTAAGAATAAATTGACTCCACCGAAATATGTTTCATATTCTAAAACATAATTGCTTTGAGAGCGATATGTCGCCAAATGGGTTGGCACTTCGGGAACAGAATAATCTGAACTTTCGGGAAGAAGATCAACATCGTGTGGAGAAATATATGTGCAATTATTTTTTTCTAGATCAAATCCTATGTTTATCAGTTTTCCACGATTAAATTTATTTTCATTCGCTTGTTCAACAACAACTATTGAAAAATCTATATTAGAATTTGTTAAAAACTCTTTCATATATGGGACAAATTGGTCCAGATGTTCTTTTCTGTTTCTATAGGGAATAATTATCGCCAGTTTATGATTCATTTTTGTTCCCCACCAAATTAAATTTTACAGTTTTTTCGTTCAATCCCATTTCTCTTAAGGATTTTTCTTTTGACTCGCCATCTGCAATTCCCATTGTGATCATTGGTTTCATTCCTTCTGGGATTCCTGTGCCGGGCCATATTGCATAATTTATTCCAAAAACACCTATTCTCATCTTTGGAATGTAGTGTGGAAGAACTTCATGCATGAGTATTTCGTGATCAAATACTTTCTTTATTGGATCTATTTCATTCAATCGGCATCTTTCTATCCAAAAATTTATAAACTCGATTGTTATTGGTGTATTGTTTATGTAAATGGGAGACGCTTTCGGCAATTGAACAGGGACATTCGGAGGGATTGCTTGATATGCAAAGGCAACATCGCATTTATCTTGCAATTCGTCGTAAGCAGATAGTTCCTCATGAATCAAGGAATCAACATCCATCCATATAAATGGTTTTTTCTTTTCTTCCAATATTTCTTTTATGAATCTAGGTTTTGCAAGACAGTTTAATCTGTATTCTCCCCTAGATTCCAGAGGTCTAATGTCATGAGGCATATTTAAAGCCTCGCAATTCTTTCTTAAGCGAACAGCGTGGTCACTATAATATGTGCGCCCATCAATATCAGCGTAAAATGATACTATTTCAGTTTTCATGAATTAACCTGTAAAGAGTGTCATCTGCCATTTCCATGTCTTGTATCGTTTGATGATTATGTAATATTGCTTCTATTTTACTTAAGTATAAGTCTTTTGTCAAACAAGAAATATCAAAATTATCGGTCAATTTTATGATTCCATTTGAATCAAAATAAGAATCAATATCCGGAGAGCCCCAATAAACTGGAATGGTTCCGACCGCAAAACAATCTGTTATTTTTTCCGTAAAATAAGTTTCATACGAATCATTTTCTATTACTATAGAAAACATATATGGAGATGTGGTCATTTCCTTATGATCCCACGGAGATCTCAATATTCCAAATCTTTGAGAACCACAAGCTCCTCCAAAGAGATCTAGTTTGTCTTTGTATTTTTCGGCTATTCCATGCCTAAATCTATGACCTTCTGTGAACTGTTTAGGAGACGCGACCATTGAGACAAGTTTATCTTTAGTGGGCAGTTCTTTGGGTATTCTTATCCAAGGATAATTGCTACCGGCAGGACAATATTTAATATTTTGATGCTTTTGACACCATTGTTTATCCGATACAAAAATAAGATCATATGAATTTGCAATTAGATCTAAATTTTTTTCCCATGACATCAGGGGCACATGCATAGCATGGAATATGGATCTCGATTCACATATCCATGCTACCTTTTTTTCTCCGGATTTTTTAATATAATTAATACCCGGAACTATTGCACCATCGATGAAAACTTTTATAGGGCAATCTTCTACTGTCCATCGAAAAGTCAATGGTTTGTAGTCAGAGCAAGAAGAAGCAGATATATCAAAAGGTGCTCCAAAAGCTTGTAATTTATTCCTCGGTTCCATATTTAAATTCCTTGCCTACTGCCTCTTCTAGCTTTTCCATCACTGCTGCGGTAAAATACTTCTCTGGATTTTCGTTGATATTCTTTTCAAAAGCCGTAGTTCCGTCCGGAAGCTCGATACGAGTCGATACCTTCTTGAATACACCATGCTTCAGGGCGATGTCAATGAGACCATAGAAAGGATTCAGCCCTGTCTCAAAGTTCAACTGGACATCTACTTCTCGATTCTCTTTGGTGAATCGGCTTTTATAGGTCTTGCAGTGAATGATATTTCCGACTACTTCCCCGGTTGCGTCCTTGTCTTTCTTTTTGGAAAGATAAACAATAGTGGAAGCTGAGTATTTGAGCCCTTCTCCTCCGGACATGTCGCGGGTGGGCACATATGAACCCACGACATTGTAGGTGTGGTTCGTAACCACCAGCGGTATGCCCGCCTTTCCCAACTTGACGGATAGGACACGAAAGGTCGAACGGACACCTTGGGCACGGGTCATGTCTCTGACATTCTTACCCTCTGCTGCGTCCGTCACCTCCTTTTCGGTTGACAACATTCCCAGAGAATCGAGCACAAACATCATGGGAATGCGATCTTCTTCTTTTTGCTCAAGGACCTGCTCTACAATCTTGAGCGATTGGTGCTTGAACTGTTCAATGGTAGATACTGGGAAAACTGCTACTCGGGAACCGTCTATTTTCCTGCTTTCAAACATTTCAGTCGTGACTGCTTGTTCTGTGTCGAAATAAATGACAGCACCTTTAGGATAGTCCTTAAGGAACTGCTCGACAAGACTCAGTGCAAACCAAGTCTTTCCTGTGCTGGATTCCCCAGCCAGTGCGGTAATCTTGTTACCGGGAATGCCTCCATATAGCGATCCTGAGACTAGGGCATTGAAGGCAAATGCTCCTGTGTTCAGAAAGCCCGCGACATCAGCGTCCAGTCCAGATTCAACAGTAGTAGCATCTTCATTACCAGAATTCTTGATGATTTGTTTCAGAAAATCCATGATGACTCCATTATACAAAAAAACTTTCAAGGCTGTGCTTTTTCTCAGCAGACCAGCCGATACAATTCACGATAGTATTTAGGGGCTCCAGAAAGCTTTTTTCAAACTGAGCCCTGCGATCTACAAATCTATGTAGATCTAGTTCGGGTGGTAGACTGATGGGGAAGGCAAAGACATGATTGCCAATCGGATTCGGTGTCTTGAGATACAAGAATTTGATTTTTTCTCCCTCTTTAATCAAGGGATATTTTCTTCCCAACTTCTTGTCTTTCTTAATCTGCTCATTGTAGAGCAAAGATCCCTTGACTGCGATCGGGGTTCCTTTTGCGTAAATCTTAGTTGCATCTGAATACTTTGTCATTCCATTGCAACTGCGAGGAAACGCGATATCTTCCACAGGAAGAGACTCAAACTTTTCCTTGAAGTCGGCGACAAATTTCTGAAGTGCCTTTTCATCACCATTCATGATGATGCGTATGGCTTCTTTAAGAGCCTCACGAACGACTTTGGGTGTAGAGGACCGGGTAGTCTCGATGCCCATGATCTTTTGTTCTGGGGTCTCTAGCATGACTCCATCTTCGCCCATGACAACATTGAGCATGTAACGCTTCTTGGCTGTCCAGATCCCGGTGTCTGCAATGCATTCGCGTTTCATTTGAAGGACATCCTCAACACCACCAAGAATATTTGTCAATTCTGCAAACTTCTTGTCGATGAAAGGCTGAATAATTTTATTGCATGCCTTGTCAAGAAATTTGAGAACCTCTTTATTGGTGGGTTCTTTCTGGAAAGACTTCTTCACCAGCGGATCAAGGCAGATGTAAACTGAATCGGTATCGCTAGCCAGTACATAGTCTATGTCCTTAGTCTTCAAAGTATCGTTGAGGAATTTATTCAGTTCCCTTTCGATCCAACGAATGACCAATTGACCAGTGAGCGTAATAGCCTCAGCCAGTCTCAGGTCATAGTGTCTGAAGTATTCATTTCCAAGAGCCCCGAAGCAAGAGTTAAGTGTGACCTTGAACGCTTGTTGTTTTGTTTTAGCGATCGAGATCTCCGTCTTCAGACGCTTCTTCTCTTCTTCATCAGTACAAGTCTTAAGTTTAGCCGAAGCCTCAAGCATTCTTTGCTTGTAGACCTTGCGTTCATTATAAAGCTTCTTCATCAACTGAGGAAGGAACCCCTCGATATCTTTTCGATAAGTGGTTCCGTTTGCTGCGGTGCAGATCAGATTTGACTTGCGATCAGTAAGAACTTCCAGTCCCTTTCCATCCAAAAGCATATCCGGATTTAAAGATCCACGATTGCCATGATCTGTGATCGTATCCGGTCCAAGATTCAGAAGAATGATATTGCTGGGATAAAGTGAGTTGATATCAAATGACACCACCCACTTATGCTTTCCAACCTGTGGTTCCTTGACATAAGCTCCAGTAAATTGAGCATCCTTGTCTCCTTCTTTCTTCTGGGGAATGACGATGTTCTTTTCCAGAAGTGCATTATATGTCAAGACATCCCAAAGTCTAACCTGAGAGAATACATCATTCATATTCGTCTTGGCAAGATATGCCATGGTCATTGCCAGTTCGATGAGCTTGAGTTTTTCCTCAAGCCTCACGACAAGGTGAACGTCCTTGACGTTGTATTCCATGAACTTCTGAAAATTCTTGGTATAGAAGTCCTGAATCGTATCATATTCTGCATATGACAGTTTCTTCTCCCCGAGTTCAACTTCGGCAATATGATCCAACTTGTAAGATTCACGGGTGACGAAAGTGAACTTGCGGTAAAGGTCAAAATAATCCAGAGTGACTCTGCCCACAAGGTCATAGACCGTGTTCATCTTACCCATGACTTCTACTTTACGGTCACGGATGTTTTTCCATGGAGACAGTTCCTTTGCTGTCTCTTCCCCGAATACATTCTTGTACCTGTTGACCAAATACGGAATGTCGAAGAAGTTCACATTCCAGCCCGTGATGATGTCAAGGTCGATCTCTTTCCAGAATCCAAGGAAATGCTCAAGCATGTCCTTTTCATTTGTGAACTTGACACATTCGTGATTCTTGTCGAAGATGTGAAAGTTTCCCACACCAAAGACATAAGTCTCATCGTTCACCCGGACAGTGATTGCGATAATTTCCTCGTTCGCAAGTTCTACATTTGGAAACCCATATTCGCATTTCGTTTCGATGTCGATATAGCCCACACGAATCTGGGTAGGGTCGAACTGGATCTCTCCGGGATAATTCTTGGCGATGTATTGATACGTTGGATCGATATCACCAAAGATCTCGAAATTAGAAACACCAGAATAAGCCTGAATAAACTCTCGGCTTTCCTGAATGGTTCCCGGATGAATCTCTTTGACATATGCACCATGAATGGTGCGATAGTCCGTGGGCTTGTCTGAAGGTAGGAAAAGAGCAGGAAGGAATTGCTCCATCCTGCTCACTCTCCTGCCGTTCTCAATTCCCCGAAACAGTATCTTCGAGCCGCGAGTTGCAACGTGGGTATAGAAGTTCATGTGCTTATTATAGCACAGATCAGGATTGTTTCAACTCTTTATTTCGACTTTGCTTGGTTCTGACGATACCAGAGAGAAGAACGCAATAATTGATGATATCAAGAATTGCGTCTTCATAACTCTCGTTCTCGACCTTAAGTTTTCCACAATTAGCAAAGGTGCTCAGGCGGGAAACCTTGTCGGTTACTCTAACAAGTAATCCAATTTCTGTACTGCACAGTCCCATTGCTTCGCAGCGTTCGAAGTTTGCAAATGGGCTGTTTCCGCTATTGCCTGTATAGTCATGATTTTTGTTTACCATGATAGACAAGGCTTTATCGCACATCTCCTTGTGATGTGCCAAAAGTTGCTCACGATTCATATTATACTCCTGTAGATCCGAATCCGCCTCGGCGGTCTGTCACATGTTGATTCACTAATTGTCTTGCGGGTATAAGCTCGACTTGAGGTGTGGGAACCAATTCACACTGGGCAATTCTGTCCCCGTTGCGAATCGTGATCCAACTGTTGGTGGCATTGATCACGCCAATCATCAATTCAAGATTATAATCTGAATCGATTATACCAACAGAGTTCGCAAGACACAAGCCCTTTTTGATCGCATTTCCTGATCTTGCATAAACTCTCATTGAATGGTGTTTTGGGATCTCGAAAATCAGACCTGTTGGGATCAAACAGCGGTCCCAAGGATCCAAAGTGATCTCTTCACCATAAACTTTTCTCTCATCTTCGCCCATGGAAGAAAAGACAGACGCTGGTCTGTCCTTTTTCAGGTAGGCTCGGATGTCGAAACAGGCGGATCCCTTTGTGCCGTATGACGGGTCTATTACATCATCAAATAATTTCAAATAATTCATATCTCACCTCAAATAATTAAGTTGTTGGAAGATCCATTATC